CATCGTGTCGGTTAGCTTCCAAAAGCTTTCTTTGTCAAGCGGGTTGCCTCCGAAGCCGTTAGCAAGCGGGGCGGGGTTTTGCGGTTCTGTTATTTTTATTTCTCCAGTTTGCAATTCGTCAGGATAAACCGCCCTGAAAGTCGTTCGGCAATTGAAATGATACGGCGGAAAGCCGACGGTACTCCAAAAAGCGTCGTCGGACTTTATCGCACGCCTTCCAACTTCGTTCATTAGGTTTGTGCATATATCGCTCATCCTGCTATCTTCCATAAATAAAAGCTCCCAAGCGGGCGGCGTGTTGTTTTTGTATTGCATAAGGCGACCCGCGTTATACGCCGATTGAATGTTGGTGCGGTACACAGTTTCAAAATATCTAGCAAAATAATCTTTGCCGTCTGCGTCGGCAATGTCTTTGAATTTTTCCCAAGCCTTATAAAAAGGCTCTCTCTTTTCGAGGTTATCAAGCAAGGCTTGTTTTACTTTTTCGATTGCGTCGGCTTCGCTTAAAGCTCCAACTGTAAACGCCCTAAACCGTAACTTTTTTTCAAGTTCGTTCCATTCTGTTTTAGTCATTGGGATTTTACTTTTTAGAAATTCAATCGCCTCTTCAAAGGGCGTGTTAAAATCATCACCATTAAAAAAGCTATCATCTGAAAAGTTGAGTTGTTTGTCGTTTTGCTTTTTGGGTTTTGTTTTGCTAGTCTCTTCGACATTTTCGATTGTGTGGTCATAGCCTAAAAGTAAACCGATTAAAAACATTTTGGACGTTTCATTTTCAAGTGGTTTTGAAAAGTTTTCAATGTTGGCTTTTTCTATTTCGGTTTTTGTCGGCGGGCGGTTTTCTTTTAATGCATTTGCAAAAATAAGCGAAAAGTTTTCGTTAAAACTTTTTTGTATCAGCTTTATGAATTTGTCTTTTGCAATTTCAGAAAACCGCTCAAGCTCGTTATACTTTTCTTTTTCGGCTTTTAAAAAATCATGCTCCGTTTTTTTTTACTGTCTGAAAAATTAAAAGGCGTTTGCGGTTGAGGATTTTCAACGATAAATAAATCATTGTCATCTTCGGGACGCGGTAATCCGTATCGTGTATATAACGCCTCTTTTGAAAGTGGTACTTTGTTTTGTACCGCCTGCATAACTTCTTGAAACGTTGCATAATTTTTTATATCAAAATAGCCTTTGGGGCTAGGGACGTTTTCTCCGAAGTTTAACGCTACCATCCAGTCAATCAATGTTTGCAATGTGCCTTGCAATGCTTTTGCGTCTCCGTGTGCAACGCGGACGAGGTTTGCGTCGTGGACTTCCGCCTGAGCTCGGCTTCCATAGTTTGCCTCTTGTGTTGAAAGCGATTGCGTGGTGAGTGCAAATGCTATTTCGTTGTTACACACTTCAATCAATGTTTTATGTCCTTCGACGTTTCCAGATATTGGTAACGGTGTTACTGATTTGACGTTTGCAAATGCAACGCCTGCACCGCTTTCCATTTCGGCAAGAGTGCTTGAAACAATGCGGGCTTTCTCTTGTGCTTTTTTTTCATCGGTTGTATCGATGTCAAAAAGAGCGACGATTGAGGGGACGCTTGCCTTTTGGCTTGCACGCGCCCAAAAGTCCCAGCCTAGCTGTTTAAACTTCCAAGCCCAATAGCAAGCGATTAAATCACTTGTGCCGTATGGGCTTTCACTTCGCGGTTCATTGCGGTAAATTAAAAACTTGTATTTTTGATTGAGTTCTTGCCCTGTTCTTTTTAATGTCGGTATCCAATGATTTTTATAAATGCCGTCACTCATTATCATTCGGTTAACAAAGCCGATGTCACAGGCGTTTTTATTTCGTAATGCATCAGGTAAATAATAACCGTTTTTGTTTACCCATAAAACTTCGCTAAACGAAAAGCCGTATTCGATTGCTGATAAAAATTCTTTTATGTCATTTTCCCAATTTAAGCGTGCGGTTAAATTATCGCGGATAAATTCATAAACGTTATCAGGGGCGTTTTCTTTTTCGATAACAAAATTGAAGCTTGTTACGATGCTTTTTCTCAATCGTAAATGTGAATAGATTTTCGGGTCTGTTAGCATTTCGTCAACTGTTTGAAAAAATGAAACGCGGTCTTTGAATATTTCGTTTGGGTTTGGCATATAAGACATTACGTTTAAAATGCTATCGGGGTTTATAATTTCCATTCCTAAATTTTGTTTCATATTCGCTCCTATAATTTGAATGCAAAAACCTCTTGCTCTATTTTGCGGCTTACTTCGTACGCATAAAATAACGCATCTTGTAAATCGTCAAAGTCTGATTTTGGAAAATTGACAAGCTGCTCGATTGTGCGATTATGTCCACTTTTGAATTTCAATATTCCGTTTTCGATTAAAGGCGAGACGGCTAGTATTCGCTCTTTGCCGATGCCTCTTGTTGCAATTTCTTTAATCGGTAAATATACGCCTTTTCTTGCACCTGCTTCAATGATGTATTGTTTATAGATTGATTGAAAGCCGACGCTTTCAAATCCTATGCGGATAGGTTTCCACGTTAAATATTTTTCAATGAGTGTTTGCGTTGCTTTTTCAACGCTGCACGTTTCGCCCCATTCGTCAAGTTCGTATATAAAGCCGTCGGGTGCAACGCCTATTGTGAATATTGCAAATTGGTCGTGCTTGCCAGCCGACGGGTCAACGCCCATGAATATTTTTAACTCTTGCACTTGCACGGTGTCATAGCGTTTAAACCATTCGGGCTTGAATATTCGCTCTTCGTCGCTGATGGGTTCGTTCATATACTCGGTGCTAAACGCTGCACTTCCTAGCTCTCGTTTTTTTTCAAGTAGTTTTTCAACCGTCCAGTATTCTTGCCATAACGAAGAGCCGTCGGGCTTGAATGCTTGAAAACGTAGACCTATCCAGTTTTTTAATTCACCTGCGGCGATGCGTTTTAATAAGCGGCTAGGTAAATCGTCATTGTGGAAAACGGTGTTTACTATGATTGTAAAAATATCTTGACCGAGCGGTAGCACTGCACGCAAAAACCAGTTATATACTTTGTTTCTCTGTGCGGGCGTGCGGGCGTTTTGGTCTTTTAATACGTCATCACAGATAATTAAATCTGGACGATATTGATTGTATCTAGCACCACGGACGGCACTATCTGCACCAAAGCCTTTTATAGCAGTCCCGTTTGAAAATGTTAAAAACTTTTCTTTCCACGTTTTTCCTGTGATGCTTCCAAAGTCTTCAAAAATAAGCTCGTTATTTTCGACTTCGCTTTTTATATTTTGGATTGCTTCGTTTGCTTTTTCTTGACTTGCACAAAAAACACAAATGAAATTATTTTTTTTATATAACAGTCTCCACAGTGAATAAGCAAAAGTCCAGCGCGTTGATTTTGAAAATCCGCGCGGTTCAATGTCTACGACTGTTTTTATTTTTGCCGTTTCAATTAAAAGCGTGTGATATTTTTCTGCAATGAGAGGTTTTAGTTTTTCGATATTCTCTTTTGTCAGTGCATTTGTGTTTGCAATGTCGATTAAAATTTTTTGATACTCTGCATTAGGTTTATTAAAATAATGCGGCAAGTATGTTGTACAAAATTTAAAAAAATCATTTTCACATTTTTCACGGCGTTGTAAATTTTTTAATGTACGCCCTGCATCCGAGCCTATAAGTTCTTTTAGGGTGTTCATTTGATTTGTGCCTTTTCGATTATTTTTAATAATCGCCTAAGTAGTGCGGGGTCGTTTTTTATCTCTTCTTTTAATTTTTCTGAAAGCTCCGCCTTTGCTTTTTCTAAAACATTTATAGCTTGCGTTCGTGCCGTTGCAAGTTTTAATTGTGTGTTCGCGATTTTATCGGTGATTGTCAAAAGCTGCAACGGGTCAGCGATGTCGTCAAAATCTAAAAGCTGTAACTGTACATTTAGCTTGTCGAGTAATTGCAGCATCATCGCCTCGGTTGTTTCGGTTGCTGGTGTGTCTGCAAAAACTTCGTGCATTATTTTTGAGGTTGTAACCTGCGTGCGTAATGTTTCTAATTTTGTTTTTTGCTCGCTGATTACGCGGGCTATTGCACTATTTGACAATGTTGCTGCAATGCCCGCCTCTTTTAATTGTGCGTTGATTGTGTCGGTTACTTCGGCTATTGTTTTTTTACCACCGCACCAGATGTCGATAACTTGCGGTAATACGCCTAACTTTTCGATGGAGCTTTTTCTCGGCATTTATTTTTTACTCTCTTTATAAAAATTCAAAATGTCGTTTTTTAAGCCAAGTATTAAATCCCGGATTTGTCGGTTTTGTTCAATGTTTTGTCGCTGCAAGTCTTCAACCATTGATTGCAATTTTTCAATCGCTTTGGTGTGGTCTTGTTTGTCGACTTTAACCGTTCGCAGTTCGTCAATTTCTATGCCGTGCCTTTCAACTCTTGAATCAAGCTTCGCAATGGAATTGTGAAGTGTTGCCTTTAGGTCTTCCATCTTTTCGGTTAAAGATGTTTTTGTCTTGCCTGTAATTTCAGCTATGTTTTTTTCGTTTGCTGTTATTTTGACAAACAAAAACGAAAAGCCAAACGCCAGTAAAGGCACTAAAACGGGTAGTCCGTATTTTCCGATTGTCAAGAGTAATGTTTCAAAGCCCATCGTTTACCGTCCCATTCTGTTGATTAAAAGCGGGATTGTCAGCCCGACAATAAAACCGCCAGCTATCGCGATTGGGTATGCAATATCGCGGATTATCAGTTTGCGGTTCATTGCCTTTATATCGTCTGCAAGGCTATCACTAAAATTTTTGTAATACACTGCTTGAGGCGATGCTTCGAGTAGTCCTTGTTTATAACCCTCGTTATACGCGTTATCGATGGAGCGAATAAGCTCCGTTTTATATACGGATATAATCGCTTCGACTTCGTTTTTAGTGTATGTTTCTTTTTCTAAGCTCGTCTTCAATTCTATTGACGGCGTCGTTTGCAAGCCGCTGTTTTGTTGCGGATATATCGGCGGTGCTAGTGCTATCACTAACAAGAGTGTCAGCATCAGTGTTTTTAATGCGGTTGATTTCATTTTGTTTTGCGTCCTCTGCGGTCTTTGCCGCTTTCTTAAAAGCCGCCACGTCTCTTTTACGATGAAAATTTGTAACGGCTATTGCGACGGTTGCTACTACTGCTGCAACCGCCGAAAAAATACACAAAAAAATGTTTTTAATTTTTTGTGTTATCTTCATTGTCTTCTCCAATTTTTTTTAAGTGCTTAACAATCGCTTCATAGAAAAATACTGAAAAACCAAAAATTGCAGCCCACCAAAAAAGGGCGGCGTTCCATTCAATAAATTCACCAAAGCATAAAAGACAGTCAAAAATGAGTGAAAAGATGAAAGGCAAGATAACCCAATAGCCATTGAGTCTATCTTTTTTGTCAAGCTTTTGGATAAGCTTTTTTAAAAGCTGTGAAAAAATCACCGTAAGCACCACGGCGATAACAACGAAAATCGGTAAAATGTTTTGCATAATGTTAATCATATAATGCTCCTATTTTTTTAGCATTATAACACATTGCGGGGGCGTAAATTTGATTATGTTTTATTTTCAAAAAAAATAAGGTCAGGATATTTCCATAAAAACATTTTTATTTTAATTTTGTACACTTCGGTTTTTACGCCTTTCACGTCTTCGACAATTGTTTTGCCGTCTTGAATGTATTGAAAATCAGCGACGTAATAAACGGCTCTTTTATTTTTAGTTTTTGGCACAAGTAAAAATCGCGGTTGCAAAATTAAGGCGGTTATTTTCCTGAGTTTTTGCAATTGCTTCAATTCAAGGTAACGGAGCATTTCGGCTTTGCTTGCAAAAGTTATACCGTCGGCGGTGCGCTCGTTTTTAGGCGATACGTGGTATTTGTTGTATTTGTGCATTACTCGTTAAAATCCTATATAGCGGTATACAATGCCTGTGTCAGTTGAGACGCATTCGATATTGTCTATTTCTTTTAGCGTTGCAATAATGCGGGTTAGTTCCTCGTTTGTTACGCGTAATTTTTTGCATAGCTCTTTTCGTGTAAACGTCCGACTATCAGGCGTAAATAAACTTATGAGTTCTTTTCGTTTTTCGGTTATTTGTTCTTTTGTCATTTTTGGTTCCCTTTTTAGTAAATAAATCTTTTTATCTTTTATGTAAATTGGAAAGTCTGTTGATACATTATATTTTAATGAGTTAAATAGTGTGGGCGTTATATTTAGTGCTTTGCAAACTTCGCTAGTTTGTATTCCTTTTTCAGCGGCGGGGTGAGCTTCAATAAATGCTCTAATCTGTGTCGAGCGGTTTTTACATTTCAAGCTAGGCGTGCATTTTTTTAATGCAATAATTGTTTGTGCCTGCTCCAGTGTAAAAAGACGCCAGCCCCGCGAGTTTGTTTCATATTGAATTTTATGCTCGTTTGCAATCTTGATGATTGTCTCTTTTGATATGTTAAAAAGTTTTACAATTTCGTTTGTTGAATATTTGCCGTGGTACATTATACCCCCTTATGCTTTTGTTTTTAATTCATATCGTGTATCGATTTCATCAATCCAATCGGGTAGTTTTGGGGTTTTAAAGTCTCCACATTCTTTTATTCGCCGTTTTAAAAGTGGTACTAATTCTTGATTGCTGATTTCACCGCCGTATATGTTTAATCGTTTTTGAGCGTGTTGTATGTCCGTGTTCATTTTTTTATTCTTCAAGGCAGCCTCGTATGAACCGCCAAACACATAAAGCCAAGCTAAAAGTTTACAACAAAAATCATCAGACAAAATTTTTAACCCACAATTAAAAGCCGTCTCTAACAACTCACTATAAAAAAATCCTGCTTGGTGCTTTTCTTGAGTATTTTTCATTATTTCCCTTCCTTTGTTCGTTTGTGCGTTTTAACAAGTTGCTTATGTGCGTGTTCCCTATATAAAGTGTTTAATTCTTTGTTTACGAATATTGTGTCATAAACTCTTTGATAGTCATATTCTGGAAACTCTTTGTGTATTTCTGGAATACTCAAATCTTTTTCTATCATTTCAATTATTTTTTTTCTCTGTTCTACCGTTAGAACGATGGGGTCAGCACGATATCCATTCCATAGTTCGGTGTGTTTTTGTTGACGTGTTTCTTTTAGCTTTTTGCAAAATTCAATCGTTGCCGCTGATGTGATTTCACCCCATTCAACAAGTCGCATTGTAACAGTCACCCTATGAAGCCCCACATTTTTTGCAATACGGGTAAGACTTACACCCAATTTATATTGCATTATGATGTCGGCTTTTTTATCAATGCCAGCTAGTAAGTCTTCTGCATTTTCTTTGCCATAAGGGCGTCCTAATAAAACGCCTCGCTGTACTCTTCGGATTAAGCCTTCTTTTGTCCGAGCTTGTATCATTTTTCTTTCAATTTCTGCACTAAGCCCAAAAGCAAATGCAAGTACTTTTGATTGTATATCATCGCCCAGTACGTAGTTGTCTTTTACTGTATAAACAATACACCCTTCTTTCATGCAATGGTTAAGAATTTCCATTACCATAAGTAAATCACGTCCCAACCTTGATATTTCTGAAGCTATCAACTTATCCCCCTTTTTTAACTTTTCAAGTAATGTTCCCAAGTGCCTTTTTGTCGGGTCTTTTGCTCCAGAAACACCATCATCGATTATATACTCATCGATAACCCAATCTCTACTTTTAACAAAATTATCAACGCCAACTTTTTGGGTTTCAAAATCTTGCTTATCTGTTGATACTCTTAAATATGCATAGTTCATTTTCGTTTATCCTCCGCATTTTTTACCACTTATATCCTGGTTCATCTTTTTCTTGATTTTCAATTGCCTTTGTTATTGATTTTACAAGTTGCTTTTTATCTTCGGGGCGATTGTCAATAAGCACTGCAGAATTGCAAGCAAGGCAGCACGTTACTCGTAAATTCATCGGATGGTCAATTATCTTTTCACCGTATTTTTCAAGGTTGCTTTTTGTTTTTGCCATCCGATGGGCAAGTTGCCCTGTTACAAAAGTAACGGGCTTGCCACATACAACGCAACGGAATCCGTCTCGATTAAAACAGTAAATTCGCTTTCCTGTGTTTATCATTTTAGTTTTCCTTCTATTTTTTTAATTCGTTCGCCAATCCATCGCATTACTGGCACTGCCATACTGTTGCCAATTGCTCTATAACGATGACTGTCAGGGCATTCGTTTTGCGGTTTGCCTCTCCATTCTATTCGGGTGTAGTTATCGGGGAGACCTTGTAAGCGTTCACATTCAAGCGGGGTTAAACGACGCAATTTATAACCGTCTTTAATTATCGTTTCACTTCCACCGCCGAAGTCTCCACCGCTCGCCCTTAATGTTCCAACGCCCTCTTTATATTGGGCAAAAGAACCTTGTGTATAGCTTTCAATAACAAATTGATTACTCAGTGTTATCGTGTCACAGTTAAAATGTGTAGTAAGCGTGCCGGCAATTTCTTTTTTCGTATCTTCGCTCGCTTCAAAGCATATTCTAGGTGCTTCCTGCTCAAATAGTACTTTTGCGGCAATGTCTGTCCTGTTATCAATATGTCCGATAACGAAGACTCGACGACGGCGTTGGGGTACTCCGAAATATTGAGCGTCAAGCACCCTGTACGCCCACCCATACCCGCATTTTTCCAAGCCAGCGAGGAAGCCTGCAAAATCAAGTCCTTTATTGCTGGATAAAACTCCAGGGACATTCTCCCATATAATCCATTGCGGTTTATATTTTGCCACAATGCCCAGATAGGAATACATAAGCCTTCCTCGAATGTCATTTGTTCCGCCTCGTTTTCCCGCGACACTGAAAGACTGGCAAGGTGTTCCTCCGACCAAAATGTCAAATTGTCCGATATTCCATTTTTCATATTGTGTTATATCTCCATAGTTTTTGACGTTCGGGTATTTTTGCTTCAACAGTTCGCACGGGAAAGGTTCTATTTCTGCAAAGCCAATCGGCTCAAAGCCTAGCAGCCCCCAAGCTACTGTAACCGCTTCAATACCCGAACATACGGATAGGTAAGTCATTATTCCTCCACCAATTCCCCGCAGGGGCTACCATCTGCTCTAAAAACATAGTCTTCTAATAACACGAACGGCGGGTAAAATCCAAACGCCTCGCCTTCACAGGTAATAATAGCACCTCCAACGGTCATTCCGTATATATCAATCGAGTCATTTTTATCTTTTTTCTTTCTTATACCCGCTCCGTGCCTTTTAATAGCAACAATAAGTTTTTCGTAACTTATAAACGGTCTGTACTTCGTTTTTGGTGGCGGGTCAACAAGGTATGCTAAGGAATAAGTGTCTGGAAAAGATGTTACTGCAAAACGGTCAAACCAATCTTCACCCAGAATTTTAAACAGTGTACAAATGTTGTAATTGCGTCCTACATATTTTTTTAAATCTGCTAGATTATTTGCAAAAACACATTTGCTCCCAATTGGTAACTCATCGGCGTTTAATGCCGTATAAACTTTTGATTTATCAAATTCCATTTTTTTACTCCTCTATGTAAATTCCTAACTCCGCAGCGATTAAATACGCCGTGTCAATTAAAATGCTTTCTTCCACCGTTGTACATAATGCCTCGCTTTGTGGAACAAGGTTTTTTGTAAGCGGGTTTATTTTTACATCGCCCGCTGCTGTTTTCGCCACTGGATACCCCGCGTTCAAGGCTCGTTGTTTTATTACCGCTTTTACAACGTTAAAATCGTTACCCGTGCTAATTGCAAGCTGTCGGATAATGCCGTGCAATTTCGCATTTTGTGAATTTTTACCAGTCGCTCTCTTTTGGTATTTGTCCGAAAGGAATAGCTCAATTGGGAGTGCGGTTAGCTTTTCGGCGTTACGGTTTCGGTGCTGCACGTACTCCGCAATTTTTACGCGGTCAATGTCGCCGACAATTTTCAATGTCAACTCGCCATTTTGAAAGTTTACAATTTTAACAACTGCCTGCGCTTTCATTTTTCACCTCCGTCGTCCGTTATATTATTTTTTAATTCCCATTGTTTGTGTGCTGCCCTTGCGTGTTCCACTGCTTCACATCCGTTATTATCAGTAAGCGACGCACCGTCGGTAACAACAAAAACAGGCAATCCATAATTTTTAGCAATAGTCCCAACG